ACATGACACAGCTCACGTAAAGTCACAAGTTCCTCCCCACAGGCAACACCCTTTGTAGTATACTCAGTAAACGACTCATGCAAAGGCTTAAACTTCTTCTTGAAGTCCATACGTGGAAAACTAGTAGGAGTGAAAGTATACGTCAAGTCGTTAAAATTACACAATTTGCAATCTTCAGCTGCAGATTTGTACACTGCCATATAGAGAGGAGTTGTAGCAGTAGAAACTGGTTGTGAAAAAGTCAATACCTGATAATACAAATAATATGTACCACCCGCAGTTGACATTATTTCCTGTTCTAAATACGGAACAAAAAACTCAACATCAGTAGGTCCTTTTATCTCAACAACCTTATGATACACACTCTGCCACCCTGTAGAGGAAATGCCAGTTCGAGAAATGTAAAAAACAATACGAGCAGAGTGTTGGATAGAAGCACTAATGTACATTTTGTACTTAACTCCACCCGACCAGTAACGAAAATATCTACCAAGATTCGTAGCAAAGCAGGGATTGGCATCTGAAGAACTTATCAATGCCACCTGGGAAAGTTGCACAGAAGAAACCGTTGAAGAAAAAATCGAAACGGTAGTAATCATTTGTGGAGTGGTCATAATGTGTTGAATTGACATCTCATCTACATCAGTTAGTGCACCAGTCATAGGTTGTGTTGAGATACACGACTCTGGATCAACAAATCCATTAGGAATGGTAGACAAACCACGCATCTTAAAATCAGTGGACCAGAAAGAAGTACGTGGTACATTATTGATATCAACAGTAGATGGTTTACTCAACCCAAAAGTACGCTTCACTTCTCTAACACCTTTCATGAGACTAGGTGCGAGAACCTCTCCAACAGTCTCAACAGCAACATTGAAAACACTGGACATACTACAGTTCTTAGCTTTACGTGAAGCCTCAGCACTATGAGGAGTGAAAGAATAATCTTTTTCAGCTCTATATGCACGTGTAGCTCGACTTGGTCCTTCAATAGTACGATCACTAGACATCATAGCTTCTGGATCCAAAAATTGTGCAGTAACAAATATACTAATAGACTCAGAGGTACCATTAATATTAGCCAACGGAAACAATGCAGTAAAAGTAAGAGTACCCATCTCATCATTGTTGTACGAATTAAGATCAATAGCTCTGTACGGGTGGATAAATGGAAAATCCATAACCACAGCATCACTATTTTCATAACGAATAATGACATGTTCTCTACCTGATCTGTCGTAAACTGAATTAGTATTAGCATTTGTATATACAGCATATGGAAACCAATCAACCATTAAAGCACCATAATCAAAGGAACTCGCTGATGTACGAATAGTAACACGCAATCCAGATCTAAAAAAATCATATGGATCCAACATCGAAGCCAAGAAATCTATAGCAAACAAATCAGCTGGAAAATGCAAAACACCCTCTTGCGTTCCTTGTGCATCAGATGACAGTACAGTAAATATGTTCATCTGAAACTCACGAAGAAAATTACCATCCAACTTATAAACTTCTGAAGGCCATGTTTTATGAACTGCCTCCATAATGGGATTTTGCGGTCCCATATGTGATACGGGATTAGCATCCTCATACTCACCTAGTCTAACACCCTGTGTCACGACTGACTTGATGGTATCTCTATCCACACCATCATCTTCATTAGTTCTCACCACACCATTGTTCTCAGGAAAAATAGCTACAAAAGGCTTCGCAGCCCGCGAATGAGGATTGAACAAATAGTTCACCCGTTTTTCGGGTACGTACATGGACTCATGATAATACCAGTACGTTTTCATTGACGAACGAATAACATTATATAATTCGGGCATTCGTTCTTTAACCGCTACGAGATAAGACTCGCGTAACGCTTCACACCGCGGCTGCGACAAGTGTGAGGTTTCAAGGAAGAAAGTTTCTGCAACGGCCATTGCAACTTTCGATTCACTTTCAGAAGCCCACCAATAAGTGGACTCAACAATGACATCTTCTGTCAGTGGAGCATGATAAACGCTGTTACAATAGACAAACTTTCTACCCAAATAAGAGATAGTAGTCATATTATCATCAGTATCATCATCATTCTTACGCCAATTGGTATATACCATTCCAAATTCCTCCTTAATAGCTTCGGCCATCATGGAATAAGTTACATTTGGACGATTAGTACCTAACAAATTATCATCACCATACACCTTCATTCTAAACTCGTCTTGTCGCATCTTAAACCGTTCAGTACAAACAGTATAAAGAATGAACATCAAACACACGGAATTAAGAATTGATGTAAATGGATTTCCAGACGGATTGCCACGTGAACATTGGAAAATAAACTCATAACAAATATGATGTGAATTCCAAATGTGTTCAATTAACAACTCAC